CAGCTCGCACAGTCACTATAGGCAATACGACTGGTGCTAGCGCTGTGGCAATTAACTGTGGTTCTGGTGATATAACAGCTACTGCTACACTCGGATCAGTAATATTAAACTCCACAGAAGACGTCGCAGATTGTATCTATCTGCATGCAGACGCAGGTACAACTGAAACTATACGTCTTCACTCTGATCAAGGTACATCTTCAACATCTGTTCATATGCAATCAGATGTTGGTGGTTGTGCTATGACGGCAGGGCTTGCAGCTGCAAACTCTATCGTTATTAATGCGTCAGATGCTGCTGGTGGTATTGATATAGACTATGGTACTGGTGGTATGACCATTGATGCTACAAACGGTGCATTTACGCTGCAAACTGGAACTGGTGCTATAGGCATTGGTACAGATGCGGCAGCTAAAACTGTCACCGTTGGTTCGACAACAACAACTGCCTCTACAGTAATTCAGTCTGGTACAGGCGACGTTATTGTAACATCTACTGATGCTGTAACACTTGATGCAGTGGGCGTTTTAGAGCTTAACTCATCTGGTGGTGTTATAAGCATTGGTAATGATGCGGTAGCACAAAATATCAATATTGGCACCGGAGCGGCAGCTCGTACCCTTACTATCGGTAACGGGACTGGTGCATCACAGGTTGATATAGATTGTGGTACAGGTGGTGTAAGTGTTGGTGCGACTGCTAATTCACATAATGTGACAGTCGGTTCAACTTCAGGTACATCTGATGTACTCATACAATCTGGTACAGGTGGTATAACATTATCTGCGGCTGGTAACGTAGATGTTGTTCCTGTAACAAATAGTGTTGCGGGTGTTTCTCTTACTTTGAATGGAAGAGTTGGACAAGCAACCTTTACAGGACAAACAACCGGTGCAGCTGCTTCCGTAACGTTTACAATTACTAATAGTTCTGTAACTACGGGCAACATGATGCTTCTAACGTTGACAAACGGTGGAACAAATGATGCTCAAATGACTGTACAAAGAATCGAGCAGAAGGCTGGTTCTGTTGAAGTCATTGCTAAGAATAATGGCGCCGCAGCTCTTAACGGAGATGTGATGATCTCGTTCTGGCTATTGAACTAATATTATCTGTTGTGCCCCGTCTACATGGCGGGGCTTGATAATATTATCAGACGTGGATTGCTAGCGTTAGAGAAGATATTATAGTAACGAAATATTATTAATCATCCAAAAACGGGGCAAATCCCCACGAGGAGACTTATGAAACAAATAGCAGAGGTTAAACTTGAAGTCGAGAAAAGCGAGCGTATATACGAGTTTTTCATGCCAATTGGAGCTCCGTACGGAGAAGTGTATGATGCACTCTTTGAGATGCTTAAGGAAGTGACCGACATGATGAACAAAGCAGCTAAGCAGGCAGAAGAAGCTAAAGAGAAGGGCATGGAAGAAGCCAAAACAGATGATAAAGAGGAAGAGGAAGTAGAGAGCTAATTTAATTAAATACCTTAATAGGGAGGAGCCATGTCAAAGAATTTCGTTCAAGCTATAGATCTCGTATCTATAGATGCTGCAACCTTTACAGGGAACTTGCAGATTTTTAATACCAATGGCCTAGATGAAGCATGTACTATTATTCGAATAATTAACGATTGTGATGAGGACGTAACAATTAGTTACGATGGAACGACTGAGCATGACTATGTTCGGTCTGGTGACACACTACAATTAGATTTTCAACAGAATTCACTACCCGGTGGACGCGTCTCGATGATGAAGCAAGGAACTGTTTTATGGATATCTGGAGCTGCTGGTACAGGTTTTGTTTACTTGGCAGGATACTATAACGCTGCCTCATAAATAGAAAGGAATAGAGATGCCTTCATTAGCAATACGCCTGGTTCCAGATACCGCTAAGACATTAGCCCATGGCTCGATTGGGGCTAGTTATCTAGGTGTAGGGACCGCATTCGAGCACCCAGTAAGAATATTAATGATACAAAATTTAACTGACGCTTCGTTGATGTTTTCATTTGATGGGATAAATGATCATGTGCCACTGCCACGAGAGGGATTTATCCTTCTCGATATAACAGCTAATAAAGCTGCTGAACATGGATTTTATATAGCAGAGGGGACGCGTATTTACGTCAAACAGATCAGTGCACCCACAACTGGTTCCGTATATGTGACATCATTCTATGGCGCAAATACGTAAGGAGAAGCTATGTCACAGTTAGGGAAATTTATCAATGCAGGTTCCATTGGAGCTATAGGAACAATCACAGGTAACGTTGGAGGTGCAGTTGGCCCAGATGGTGTTGCTAATCTAAACTTAATTGGTAGTGGACCAGTTGTAGTGACCGGAAATCCTGGAGCTTTTACTCTGACGGTTAGTGTTAATTCAGCTACTACAGCTGCAGAAGGAATTATAGAATTAGCTACTAATGCTGAAGTAATAGCGGGTGCTGATACTACGCGTGCCGTAGTGGCGAGCTCGCTGGTTGCTAAGCTTGGAACAATGACAGCTAATGCTATACCTTATGGTGCAGGAACCGCAGCTGCTTTAAGTTGGACTGCAGCAGGTACAGACGGACAGCTGGTAATCGCTGCAACAGGGGCTGCGCCGGCCTTTGCGTCACTTACCTCTTCAGGAGGATTTATAACATTCACTCCTGGTGCTAACACCCTTGATCTAAATACTGCTGGATCAGTAGCGGTATCATTTGATGGGGATGTGGGAACTGCTACACCCGCTTTAGGGGTTCTAACCCTCACTGGGGGAAATAACGTCTCCACTACGGCTGCAGGGTCGGTGGTAACGTTCGATCTTACTGGTACTACACAATATGCAGTACAGGTAGGCAACGCTACAGGTTCATTAACTTCACTGGCAGTTGGTCCGACAAATCAGGTTCTTAAAGGTAATACGGGAGCAAATCCGTCATGGGGTCAGGTAGATTTAACCGCAGACGTTACAGGAATACTGCCTGTAGCAAATGGTGGTACTGGGGCTGCAACGCTTACAGATCACGGTATTTTACTAGGTTCTGGAACATCTCCAATTACTCCTCTTGGTGTCGCTGGAAACGGAGAGATCCCAATAGGAAGTGCTGGAGCAGATCCAGTCCTTGGTAATATCACTGCTACAGATGAGACGCTTACTGTCACCAATGGTGCTGGAACAATTGACATAGAGGCAGGTACAGGTCTTAGGATTACGAGTGGTTTTGAGAGCTGGAGTGCAGGTGGTCCATACTATGATGATACAACACTTGGACAATTTACAGTTTTGGTAGCTGGAACTGGCTATATACTTGGTGAGCCTGTTACATGGGCTGGAAGTCAAACAGAAACTGGGTTGACGGCGGGTAATACCTACTACATATATATGGACAACACTGGAACCATAGGTAAAACAACTACGTTTAGTGAAGCGTTATTCAGGGATAACGTTGTACTCTTTGAGGTGATGCGTGATTCTACAGCAGTAGGTAACAACCAGATAACAGTGAAAGAGAACCATCCATATCAATTCCCCTATAGTACATCTGTATGGGCACATGATACAGTAGGACCCGTTATAGCAGACAATCAGGGTGGTGCAAACATAACACTCAATGGTACACAAAAGATAGAAATATCAGGAGCAGATGAATTAGAGGATCATGGTCTTGAAACAACTATACCTGACAGTGGTGGTGTAGCAGAAACATGGGAACAGTATTTCACATTAGGTTCCGGTAAGTGGGCTAGATATGCACAAAGTGATACCTTTGATGGAACATATAATAATGCTGGTGTAGCAACAGCACTTGGTGCGAATAAATATAGTGTATATAGATTATATGTATCTAAAGACGATCTTAATAGCGTAACACCTACATACTTTGCAGTACTTGGTGACGCTCAATATAATAACTTAACAGCTGCTCAAACAGCTGTGGCTAATGATTCTATACCTACAGCTTCAGGGGAGCTTGCACAACTTGAACTCGCACAACTTGGATACATAATATTTGAAGAAAGCTCTACTTCTATTGTAGATGTAATCATTGCAAAGGAAACACTTAGAACGAGCTTTGCAGGAGCTACTTCTACGGTGGCATCACTCATACTTACAGATACCACTAATTTTGATCATATATTAAGTGCGGCGGATACCACAGTTCAAGCGGCGCTAGAAACGATAGATGATCTTACCCTTGCAGGTGATGGTGGAACTGCACAGGCAGCTTCAGCGGTATTTACCGTTGCAGGGGGAACCAATATAACGAGTGCTGCTGCAGGATCAACTGTAACCTTAAATCTGGATGCTTCTATATCTGGAATGACGGCAGTTGACTTTGCTGCAGGTGGAAGAATTGGAACAGCGACTGGCGCTGGAAACACATTACTAATACAGGCTTACGATGTCGACGGAGCGGCTTATAGTACTTTCGCAACTCTTACTGCTAATAATACTCCTACCATGGATTTGGATGATGCAGTTACGAAAGCTAGTGGTTATATTTATCGTGCTGGTGGTACAGATGTACCTGTTACTGACGGTGGAACGGGCGCGTCGTCACTAACTGACCATGGTGTACTCTTAGGATCTGGTGCTGCGGCAATTTCTGTAACAGCAGTAGGAGCTACAGGAACAGTTCTTAAAGGGAATACAGGAGCAGACCCTACATTTGGAGCAGTTGATCTAACAACTGATGTTACTGGTATATTACCGGTAGCTAATGGTGGTACAGGATTATCAACAATAACAGATCATGCAATTATGATAGGTTCTGGAGCTGGGGCGGTTACTCCGCTTGCAGTGGGTGCTACAAACCAAGTACTTCTCGGAAGTACAGGCGCTGACCCTACTTGGGGACAAGTTGATCTAGGCACGGATGTAACTGGCACACTACCTGTAACAAACGGTGGAACAGGAGCTGCAACCTTGACAGATGGTGGTATATTGCTTGGATCTGGAACTGGTGCAATAACAGCATTAGCTCAGCCAACAGATGGACAGCTGCCAATCGGAAACACAGGGTCCGACCCTACAATGGCGACAATTACGGCTGGGGCTAACATATCTGTTGTCAATGGTGGTGGATCTATAACAATATCATCAAGTGCCACGGGTGTGACATGGAATGAAGTAACAGGCACATCTCAAACTGCCTCTGTGAATAATGGGTATATATGTAATAACGCGGCATTAGTAACAGTAACGTTGCCAGATACAGCAGCTCTAGGGTCTATAGTAGAAGTCACAGGTAAAGGTGCTGGAGGATGGAAGATAGCTCAGAACGCAGGTGAAACCATCTACTGGGATGAGAGTAATTCTACAACTACAGGTGCTGGTGGTTATCTGCAATCAACAGATGATTATGATTCAATAAAATTGATTTGTATAACTGCTGATACTGATTGGGGTGTTTTAAGTTCTAAGGGGAATATAACAATTGTATAGGAGTAAGTATGGTTAAAATAATTGGAATAATTGTGGTTGCTTCAGCGGTTGTTGTTGGAGTAGCTTCACGGTTTTTATTTAAGAAATCTGACAACATTGTGGAAGAAGTCGCAGAGAAGGTCATCAAAGAGAAGACAGGTTATGATATTGATTTAAGTCCTGACACTCCAGAAAAGAAGGAAAGCGATGGCAAAAGTAAACGCGATAAATAACAAGTCAGAAGAGCTTACCATCGATCCAGGAGCATCAGGAGATTCATTTGTACAGTTCGACATAAATGGTACAGGTGAATTTAGGATTGGAGTCGATGATGATGCATCTGATGCATTTAAAATCAGCCAAGGTTCTGCGTTGGGGTCTAATGATTGTTTTATCTCAACGGCAGCGGGCGAGATAACTATGCCTCTAACGCCAGCATTTCTAATGACACATGGTACAGCTGATACGAACTGCACTGGTAACGGAACCGCATTCACGATAGGGTCAGGAAATGCTCTCACAGAGGTTTTTGATCAAAACAATGACATGACTACTGGGGGCACATTTACCGCTCCTGTGACGGGCAAGTACGCCTTCTATATAGATTGTTTTCTGACAGGATGTTCAGCTGCTACAACAGGCGTGCTAGCATTTACAGCTTCTAATAGAACTTTAAACCTAAATGTTTCAAGGGCGGCTACATCTGCTCACTTTGGAATTCAAGGTGGTTGTATCGTAGACATGGATGCTTCAGACACATGTACATTTGTGATAACAATATCTGGTGAGGCATCAGACATATGCGATCTTCAAGGAGCTGTATCGAACAACTGGATTTCTGGCGCATTGGTAACATAGGAGAGATGTATGGCTAAAGTTAATGCTATAAATAATGAATCTGAAGAATTAACAATTGATCCTGGTGCTAGCGGAGACAGTTTTATACAACTTGATATAAATGCTACTAATGAATTTATAATGGGTGTCGATGATGATGATTCTGACGCATTTAAGATAAGTAGTGGTAGCACACTGGGAACCACTGATTCTATGGTTATTACAGCTGCGGGTGAGATTACAAAGCCTAGGCAGCCAGCATTTCATGCGTATCTTCCAAGTACGGTTAATAATGTGTCTGGAACGGGAACTGTATGGACATTTGGTACATCAACATCGTTTACCGAGGTATTTGATGTAAATTCGGATTTGTCAAATGCCACATTTACAGCTCCTGTCACGGGTCGATACGCGTTCTTTGCGGCATGTAAGTTAACAGATTGTAGTGCTTTAAGTGATTTGGAGATAAGAACAGCTGTGTCTAATCGAGATATTAATGGGAAGATGAATTCTAGGACAGGAACTAGTGCTGATTACGGCGCGCAAATGTGTTGCTTGGCTGATATGGATGCAGCGGACACAGCAAACTTTAGGATTTCTGCATATGGAGAAGCCAGCAATAGGAATGATATTGTTGGTGGAGCGTCAACGACATGGATAGGTGGATATTTACTATGTTAGAGAAAGGATGAATATGATAATTAAAGTCGATGATAAAGTGTTATTTGAGCTTAATGAAACTCAGAAGAAGGTAATTAAGAACGATATTAAATCAGAGCTATTTGAGGCTGATATGCACAGACGTCTTCAATACATATTAGAGCACAAATACGAGCGATGTTTTAAGCGTTTAAAAGCAGAGTGGGAACCAGTGTTAGCGGAACGTGTAGAGTCGCTTCCAACTGATAAAGATGCGTTTGCAGAGCTGGTGTTTGCTCAGCCGGACTATAAGGATAGAAGTACTAGAGATTTAGAATCTAAAAATTAAGGAATAAATATGGCTCGAACCAGGAGAGACAGTAGGAGAACGGGGCTCTATCCATTGGCTTATATGGGTGTTGAGCCAATAGCCCCACCACTGTTATTAACAGATAATCGTGCACCCACACCAGAAGATAGAAGAAACTTTGATATTGGTACTATTTGGATAGATAGATCAACCGCGCCACTTGAAGATATATGGATGTTGGTCAATTTGGATGGAAATGTAGCTCGATGGCTTAGAATATCACAAGCAGCTTCAACTGCGCTTGAAACTTTAACGGGTAATATAGGGCTAGCAGTTCCAGGTGATGGTGCAAATAATATTAATGTTATAGGAGCTGGTCCATACGTCATAACTGGTAACCCAGCTACCAACACTCTCACACTTACAGATAACGGCACAATAGCTAGACAGTACGATGGAGACGTCGGATCGGCATTCCCAATAGCTAACGTGCTAAATATCTGGGGTGGAACAAACATAAATACTACGGGGGCAGGTCAGACTATAACTGTGAACCTTGACAATGACGTAGTAATTCCTGGCACCTTAACTCTTCCTTTGCTGGGGGCTGGTGTTGTGCAGACAACTGCTGGCGGTCTCTTCTTCTCAAATAACGGCGCCAATGGACAAGTTATTATTGGAGGGGGTGCGGCTCCTGCATGGGCAAATATTACCTCCGCTGGAGGAACGATAGTTGTCACGAATGGTCCAAACTCTATTAATATAGATACAGCTGCTGGCGGCGTTGTTCTACCCGGCGACAACATAAACATTAACCCTGCAAACACAGTAAACCTTAATGAAACTATTCACTGGCCTCGTACAAATGCTGCGGGAACTCAAGGGATGATTTACCTTGATGGAGCCGGAGGTGTTGGTGGTGCGAGATTCCTGCATAACTATTCACCTACGTATGGTTCGGTGTTTTTGGGTAGATGGGCTGGAAATCTCACGAATACTGGGGATGAGAATATAGGTATAGGCTACTATGCGATGGATGCTCTAACTTCAGGGGATTATAATACAGCTGTTGGTACTCGATCCATGACAGATTTAACAAGTGGTCTTCGTAATACTGCATATGGTGCATATGCACTAGATAATGAAACCAGTGGTGATGACAATGTAGCCATAGGTTATGCCGCGCTTACCGATCAAGCTACGGTAAACGGAAATACTGCCGTAGGTGCATACTCTATGTCAAATATTACAACTGGGGGTGAAAACACTGCGGTTGGTTTTAAGACCATGCAAGCAGCAACTACTGCTCAAATTAATGATTCGTTTGGCTATGAGAATATGCTTAATCTTACTACTGGTGAGCGCAACTCTTCTATGGGTGAGCAGGCCTTAAGAGCTGCTACTACAGCGAGCAGGAATGTTGCTATAGGTAATGGCTCCCTTATTCAGCTTCAAACTGGGGAGGGTAATATCTGTGTGGGTATCAACTCTGGCTACAATTACACAACTAATGAGAGCAATAATATTATTATCACAAACTCTAATGTGTCTGGTGTGGTTGGAGAAAGTAATGTAATCAGAATAGGTACGCATGGTACTGGTCCTGGGCGTGTTCAGGAGGCGTGTTATATAGCTGGTATATATAATAAACCATATGATGGTGCTACTGATGTCGACGTTAGAATAGATGCTAATAGTAAGCTTGGAACTTATGCTTCTGCGAAAAAGCATAAAGATAATATACAGGATATGGGAGAAGCAAGTTCGCCTATATTCAATCTTCGTCCTGTAACATTCCACTTTAAGAACGATGATCGTAAGCTCCAGTGTTTTGGTCTGATAGCAGAAGAGGTTGATGAAGTTATGCCACGCCTTGTAGCACATGATCCAGAAACGGGTGATCCAGTGACAGTGCGGTACCACGCTTTGGTACCAATGTTACTTAATGAGATTCAGAAACTCACTAAGCGAGTCGAAGAGCTGGAAAAGAAGATATAAAATAGGGCCCCCAAGGAGTAGGGGCCCATTCAGCAGTTCTCCAATTAAGGAGTTTATTTACCATCTCTAGCCATGACAATTTCTCTTACACGCTTGAATGCGGAAGCGAACTTGCTCTTTGGCATATCGGCAAGGGTTTGTAACCTCATCTTATCTAATATCTCTTCTGCAAGGTCAGTATGGTCTCGCAGCTCGTATCTTATCTGATCTAATTGTTCTTTGGTGATTGTCTCAGCTGATTCCTTCTTCGCATTATACTTATGGTTGAGTCCAGTTCCTTTCTCAAATTTCTTCCTAGAGTCATGTACTGCAATCTCTCCATCATCATCATCATCTGAGGCAACAACACCTACAAGCGACGCATATGCATAACGTCTTAAATAGGTCATATAGCTACCTAGTGACTGTACGTCAGCCTTTGGAGGAACAACCCTCATTCTGCTTTCCATCCACTGTCCTGAACTGTGCAGTAAGAGGGTTACTAATATGTTAGCGCCATCTTCATTTAGGATGGGTGGTTGAAGTACGGATAGTCCATTCTTAGAGAGAGCAGCTCTGGCTGAACTGACTATCTCTGCGAGGTCAGCATACTTTGACTTATAGAATGGGTTCTCTTTGGTGAGACCCGCAATTTTAAATTCTCCCTGCGCTTTAGCAAGCGCTGCGGCTAACTCATGTATTTCCTTGGAACGTGTAGGGGGAACTGTTTTTGGCTGCTTCTTAGATGCAGCGCTTAGTTCTTCTACCTGCTTCGCCAGTTTAGCGAGAGATTCTAATATCATTATCGCGTTCTTATCATCCATATATTTCCCTATATAGTAAGTAAATTGAAAATCCTAGTATTATTAACATCGCAATCATGAAGATAGGCATGTCAGTCTCCTTTATATTTCCCTAGAGAAACTATAAAATAAGCAACAACTGTAACTATAACCCATACAACTATTTCTAGTAACATTCCATATCTGCCTTCAGCTTAGCTACCTTATCTTCCATCTCATCGATCTTCTCGGACATATATTCCTTAAAGGCTAACAGAAATGGTCGTAAGTACTTGGCACACTCTATTCTCAATTCAACTGGTAGGTCACCAAGTGGTCTGTCTATCTCCTGATCTATGAGTCTCACGCATACTCTGCATTTCTTCTTCTTCCTTGACCTGGTTGGTCTCCTCCAAGCCAGGAATACATTGTGTACAGGATCTGCGTGATATTCAAACTCTAACTTATACTTATTCGCTTCAGTTAATTGAGCCTCTACTTTATGCAGAGTCTTGGAGAACTCGTCAAGGACGGCGGTGAGGGCTGCTGCCTCCACCGCTGCGTCATCTAGGTGACTCATAGGCTTTCCTCCGCAAACTCCATAGCAGCCTGATCGTTATTATACTTATCACAGCATTCGGTTGAGCAGAAGTCAGAGTGATCTTTACCGTTCTTCTCTATCTTCTTCCCACATTCCCAGCAGCCGTCATTAATCTGATCTCTGAGTGTCACAAAGTCTGACAGGAACTGGTTCTCTGCCATGAACAGTTCTAGTTCCTTAAAGAGGTAGCGTTCCTTAAGCTTTAATACCTTCTCTTCTACCTCTAAAGCGTCAACCTTCTGTTCGGAGTCGGTTATGAGTTTGTAGCCTCGCTGTAGCTCATCATCATTTGCCATGGTCTTTGCCAGTTCTACTTTGCGCTTTTCAGCGTTGGAGTAGCGTGGGTCCTTGGTGTCCACAGTCGAATTAAACTCTGATTTAATATCTAGCTCCCAACCTGCTACGAGTTCCTGGGTTTTGGCCAGTGCACTGGCTACCTGATGGAACCTCTTCGTGTTTATAATGCGATAATGTAATAACTTCTCCAATATATCCATGTATTCTTCTCTAGTTTTCATTGTGGTTCTCCGCTATATCTTTAAGTAAATCAAATAGTCCAACTTTGTCTGGGTGCTGTGCTTTAACCAGCTCCTCTACAGGCTCCAATTCCTTATACAGGAGGGCCATCTTCAGGTGCATCTTACTGAGCTTTTGCTGAAGTTTCTTCGCTTCCTTCCCCAAGGTGGAGAAGGTGTCCATCTTATCATCGATCAGTACCTGCAGTTGATCAGCTGCTTCCTTAATTGTCATCAGTCTTCTCCTTTATAGGTATTTCGTGCCACTTACCCTTGTGCCAATATCGCACTACTTTCTGAGCGCGAGCTATTCTTTCTCTGTTTTCTAAGAACTCTTTCTCGGTTACGCAGTTACGCTTCTCATCTCGTTCATCTAAAATCTTACGGATCTTCTTACGTGCTTCGTCATTCATTAGTCCATCCTTCCAAAGTGGTGCCAGCATTCTATTCCGTGTGATTTTAAGAACTCTAATACGGGTCCTACAGTCTTCTCTTTGGTGATGCCACCCTGTACTCCAGGAGCTGGGACTATAATACAGCGACGTGGATTTCTGCATCTTGGAGGGAGCACGTATGCCATAATGTGGTCTCCTATTATACAGCTCCCTTCATCTTTGCCGTACTCTATGCATAGTCTCTCCCACATAGCCTCTGCTTGGTCAAGGATAGGCTTCCACTCTTTTAGCTGCTTGGTGGTGTAGTATTTATCCTCACCAGGGGAATGATCCCAGGTAAATGTCTGGGTCTTTCTATTAACCTTCATATTGGTCCTTTCTGGTTAATTATAAGATTGGTTAACTTTCTCTAATTCTTCATATGTTTTAATGAGTTCTGGGAAGTGGTTGTAAATATCTTCCCTGTATGGTTTGATGCGCTTGAATACTTCCAGCTCTCTGTCTATGAGCTCGGTGTACCCGAAGTAGTCATCAAAGTGGTCTCTGTGGATTTGGTTAAGATCTGAAATGATTGCTTCTATCTCTCTAATCATAGTAACTCCTTGTGCGGTTCCCCGCGGTTATTGATTGGACTCAACTTATCAACTACTAATAATATAATGTATTAACTTTATAATGTCAACATAAATTTAAAGTTTTACAAATTAATTTTATGTGTTATCATATTAGCAGAGTAAAAGCTTAACTATGATTCCTTCTTAGCTCAGAAGATTATCTGTTAAGGTTTGAGGGGTGTCATTGTACACCCCGTTTCTGCATGAGGCGAAAAGATGAGAGTGTCTATACTATTAAAACCAGTAATTCTACCGTACACTAATGATCCTACTCGGGCATCAAAACTAGTACTGTTGTTGTTAAGATTGGACCATGCAAATTGTAATAAAACTACATTGCATAGAGAAAACCTGTGTGCGGTAGAATTATTATGATAGAAATTACTCCCTGGGGGAGCGAGAATCGAGAGTTTGTGTCGTCGCTGTTTGTCAAGAGAAGTAATCTAAAAAATAAAACATTGACGTGGTTTTCTGAGAATCGTTATACTGAAATAGCTTCCTTACAAGCGAAAACGATCTGCTTCGTTGTAGCGTTTGAGATAGAACATTACAGCGTGCATACATCTCTCCCTCTCTTCTCCCCTTTATATATAAAAAAAAACGCGCCAAACCAAGTCACCGCGAAGATAGAACAGAGGACATTGGAACCGAGACAAGAAGATTTCCCTCTGAGAGACATACAACAACGTTCAAAAGCAACGACTTGTCAGATATGGTGGGGTCTCGGGGATTTTCCCCACATAGCCCCCATTGCGGTACCCTGTAGAAGCAGTCCACACTCAATACACCCATTTATAGGACATATCTGCAAAGCGGCGCGGCTATTGCCAGCGACGCGTTTCAATTTTATAAAAGAGATGAAGAAGAGAAGCATCAAAAGGAAGTACTATGGCAGAAAAGAGGATGAGTCTGATTGCGGACGAGATTCAGAAGCTACGCAAAGAGAAGGACATACCACTAACTATCTATGGAGCAATCACACTATCACCATTTCCGAGAAAAATAATCCTGAAAGCACGCGACCGCTTCAGACGTGCGCGTGGGACAGGAGTTGAGATGAAGAAGCCGTTCAATTATTTTCTTGCATTGTGCCTTGATGTGGCGCGTCAACTCAGTGTGGCGCCCGATTGGGGTAAAAATGAAGAACTGTGTAAATACTACGGAGTCGAAGGAGGAATACGCGTCACCGAGGATGATGAGTTCCTCTCAGATTCACCACTTTTAGTGAAGAAGGCTATTGATACCCAGATGAGGCTGCTCGCTAATCCATCAAAGCAGAAAGAGAAGGCGAAAGCTGAAGCGAGGGGACCCAAGTTCGATGGCGCAACCTATACTATTAGAGGTAAGACGTATCTCCGGCCCGTTGAGGGCAAGGAGTACGTCAATCCTGATATAGAAGAGCGAACCAGTAAGCCACCAGAGCATTGGGAAGAAGAGAAGCGTAAGTTTATTGAGCTCGCTAAGCAGGGTGCAGTAAAGTTAGAAGGCATTAAGTACCTTGTAGCTATGGGTCTACTGACCAAGGATGACGTACACGACATGCTCACCAGCGGTAAATGGTCTGATCATGAGATGAGTAGTATAATAGAGAAACATAGTCAGAGAGAAGAGGAGTTAAATGAGATTTCTGAAGATACCAAGGAGACGGGTATTTACGTACCTAGTCAAAGGGGAGCCGATCCCCCTAGCAAAAGTGACGGAGACGCCCGGTCCGACCCAGTGGAACGAGTACAAGGCGTCCAGGTTCAATTACATTCAAACAATAAAGAACCAACATGAAGCATACTTTAAGAAGTGTACATTCGAAGAAGGCGCCATAAATCGTAGACAATTTGTCGACGGACCAATTAAACTTGAAGCCACATTTTATATGAAAGCGACACCCACCAAGAAAGCGCCGACCCCACATACCACAGCACCCCCCACTTTTAGCCTATTCAACTTCCTAGACCATGCATTGCAAGGGGTCATCTATAAAAAGGATTGCACTATTGCGTCAGTTGAGTTAAATAAGATATATGACGAAGTTCCACGAACTGAGATAACTATAACGAGGCTGCGTAAGCCAGCCCGGAGAGTGAGGAAGAATGCGAAAAGTAGTAAAGAAAAAGAATAGCACGACCAAGAAATTACCTACAATTCTTGGCACAGAGCTAGCATATGAGTATGTGAGGACTAATCCTGTAACTGAAGAGTTCATAAACAACGTATGCAACAAGCTTCGTGAATACTCACGGGGAGCGGATGCACTATTCATTGGCTGCTTTATTCGCGACATGAACTTACCTCACAGAACATTCTATAACTGGCTTGAAAGCGGCAAGTGGCCTCAACTCAATGAAGCAGTAGAAGACGCTAAGAAGAATATAGGATTCGGCCGTATTCAAGGGGCCGCGAAGCGGCACTTTGATAAGGGCGTAATCATGCATAGTCAATATAGATTCGGAGAAGAGTGGAAGCAGGATGATGTACACCAAGCAGAGATGAAGAAGAGTGAAGATAGCAAAGAACAGGGTACTATCAATGTATACACTACCCCAGTAGAGAAGGTAATCGACCGTGAAAAATACAAACCACTCAAACGCAGTGACAGCGTGGATAGTGAAGTGTAAGCAATGTCATTCCACTTTAAGGTCTACTGGACGTCACGACTTTAAGCAATGCAAGTGCCCAAACGAGACGTTTGTGGACGGAGGCAAACACTACTGGCGTGTCGGAGGCATAGACCCTACGAAGATAGAGATCGTGAAGGAGACAGATGACAGATAAAGAGAAGTATTTAGATAAACCAGTTATCCAAGACCTGAAGGCAGAACAACAGGTGCTTGGCTGGGCTATGTTAGATGATGAGTGCTTGAAACATGCATTTGATAAACTACAAACCAAACACTTTCTGCAAGGCAAACATAAATTAATATATGCAGCACTACTGAAATGCTGGGGCGAACATAAGACAATTAATCTAGTAAGTTTACAGGATATATTACGGAAAGGAGATATTCTAGGCCATAAAGGGGATATGCTAGAGGCTGCTGGCGGGATTGCATACCTTGTAGAGCTGCAAGAGGATGTAGATTGTAAGGAATCGTTTAAGTCATTTGTGCGGCGAGTGTTCCTTAAAGCGACACTGCGCGAGTTCACAGAATGTGGGAACAGAATAATGGAGTTGTGTTATAAGCAAGACGAACAAATAGAAGCATAGAGGAGAAGCCATGAGCGTACAAACTATACTATTATTTATAGTATCCGGGTTAATTTTCGCAGATATGTATATCACATATTCAATGTATAAGCAGAATGAGAAGGATTGTACCGATATGAAGTACGATATAGAATGTCTCAGGACTGCTATTAATAACATATTTTCCGATGTTGAAGGACATAAGACTCACATCACCGACTTAAAGCAGGAGCTTAAATATCTACAAGATGAGAAGCGCCGGCCAGGGCGCCCTAAAAAGGGTAAGTGATGTTTGGTTGGGACTGGAAGAACGATCCATACTTTAAGCCGAAGAAAGCTAAAGGAGATAAGATTGTAAGCGAGCCTTACGTAGTAGAACACAAAGGATGTGTTGAGCTGGAGGTGGGTGGGTATGCTCGACCTATAAACCATCCTACTCCTTGGAAGAATGATGTTGCTAAAGATTTGATGATAGAACGAGCAGAAGAGCTAGCTAATAAGTATGGCTACACCACACTTAAAGATGTGCCACTTATGGAGAATATAAACGATATAAATAACACTAAGTGTCCTTGGGATAAGTATGATATTGGTTCAATTTGGCATGATGTGAAGAATGGTGATGATTACATTATGGTCAAGTGTCCTGAGCGTGGCAGGAAATGGGAGAAGGTCAGTAAAACAGGTGGTATCGATATAGATGGTGGCAGCGGAGGAGTACATATATGAATAAGAAGATAGAGAGGTTACTGCTCTTTAAGATGATAGATGCGCTATCCTTTATGGATAGATACAATGATATGATGTCCCTCTGCCGTGGAGACCTTGAAAAGTTAATAGATCTGAGTTGGTATTACATGGATGATCGCTACAGCTTCCAAGATAAGCTACAGAAGAGATACGAATCAATAGATATTATGGACCATAGGGACAGGAATCAATTCGGTCTGTTCTTATTCGATCTAGTTAAGGAGTGTGAAGATGATAAGTGACTTAATGAAATATGACGAGGCCAAGGACGTAATGGGAGCTGTCGCTTTCTGGGTGAAGTGTCGCGTTTATGGAGCTATAATATTTAATGTGATCGCATTTATAGCGATCCTGTACTTTGGGATCAAATATAGAGAACAGATTAAGAGATGGATAAGGAGATTCTTCCCATGAAAAACATTGAAAAGCGACTGAAAGAGTTAGAAGAGCGTCTAAAATCTATAGAAGGGTCGATTGGAGGCCTTGAAGCACAGCAAAGCGTTCAGACTGATTCAATTCTAAGCGTATACAAACGCTTGCAGATCACAAAGGATGAGGAGATACAAGAGCTGCGCGAAGATCTACAAGAGTTATGGGATCGCGTAGTAGATATAGAAGAACATATGGAAGGAGGCGAGCTTGAAGAAGCTGGAAAATGAGCTGCTTGCATTAGAATTAATGTATGAAAAACAGAATAAGAAGATGATAGAGTTGCAGGTAGACTACAATGAGATGGTGCACAACTATAACAAGATAGCAACTGGCTATAACAATTTACATGAACGAGTAGAAGAGCTAGAGGATGGGATGAACCGCGTGTCATTTAAATCTGAGCTCAACAAGAGAACGCTGCTCGCCTTTGGTGGCAAAGACAATCACACTCCACAGTTTGCAATGGACAAGGAGAAAGAGGAGCTATTAAAGAAGTGGTAAAATTCAGACTCATAGTGCTGTTTTTCCTTTTCTGCTTGCCCCTTGTAGGGATGAAACGAGTCCCTGCTTGGGACGAGCAGGATTTTAAGAGAGCTAGAGACGAAGCGAAGAAGAGTATACCGAAGAAGGAGCGGAATGGATCTAACCCCAGAAACGAGCGTCCACCTAAACAAGTTCAAACCCAGAGATTATCAAAAGTGCCTGTTTGACGCCATCATTAACATGGGCTATAAGAAAGTCATGGCCGTCTGGCCCAGACGTAGTGGTAAGGACATGTGTGCATGGAACATATGTATCCGTGAACTAATCAGTAAAGTACAGACTATATACTATGTATTCCCTACCTACTCAAGTGGGCGACGCATTCTGTGGGATGCGATTACCAATGATGGATTTCGTATCCTTGATTACATGCCTAAAGAGGTAATTGAGTCTAGAAATGAGCAGTTGATGCGTATCAAGTTGAAGAATGGATCAGTCTTTCAGGTAATTGGGTCTGATAATTATGATAACGCGCTTGTAGGAACTAACCCCAAGGGAGTAGTATTTTCAGAGTTTGCCATTAGTAATCCGCGCGCATACGGGTTCGTAAGACCTATCCTATCTGCGAATGATGGATGGGTCTTAATTGTATCTACTCCTCGTGGTAAGAACTTCCTCTGGGAAATGTACAATGTTGGGCTATGTAATCCACAATCTTGGTATGTGTCTAAGTTAACAGTAGATGATACTGGTCATATACCCCTTGATGTAATAGAGCGTGAACGACTTGAGGGCGAGATGAGTGAGGACTTGCAGCTCCAAGAGTATTGGACATCCTTTGAGATGGGTATTGAGGGAGCATACTATACCAAATATATGGATAAAGCACGCTTAGAGGGCAGGATAGGCGACGTTCCATGGGAACCATCTATGAAGGTTTATACAAGTTGGGACATAGGTTGTCGTGATATGACGTCCATTATCTTCTTCCAGATCGCGAATAATGTAGTGAGAGTAATTGATTGTTATGAGAAGAATAAGGAAGGTATAGAGCATTATGTTAATGTCCTTAAATCGAAGGATTATACGTATGGTAAGCACATTGGTCCCCATGATATTAGGAATATGGACTTCAGCACAGGTATCACACGTTGGGAGAAAGCGAAGCGATTGGGAATCACGTTTACGGTGGCTGACAAAATCGGGATTATGGATGGAATTGAAGCGGTAAGATCGTTACTTCCTAAAGTGTGGTTCGATCAACGTAATTGTGGTCCACTCATTAAAGCTTTAGAGAACTACAGACAGGAGTTTGATCCGAAGAAGAACGTCTACAAAGAGAGGCCTCTTCATGATGTTTACTCTAATTTCGCAGATTCGATGCGATATTTAGCTGTGTCGCTAGGAAAAGTGAATGAAGGTAGTTCGGCTGAGGAAATAGAAAGGCGTTACAGAGAAGCCGCATATGGGCATGACTCAAATATGCCACGTATCTTTAGAGATGATCATCGCCTGTATTAGAATGGCATGTCATCATCATCCCAGCCAACTTCTATTGGTTTGGATATTTCTCTTTCTTCACGTTTCTTCTTATGTTGGTCCCACTTGGTGGCGATGAACCACAGTAAGATAAATGCTAGTCCGGTCATTGGGTACATAGTTAATCCCTGTCGTTGTTTAAACGACTTTCAATGTCGCTAAGCCTATGTGAAAAGTTCATAACCGTCTGAGTCCAGTTAATAGGTGGATCTTCTAATGCTTCGACTCGTCCTTCAAGTTTTTCAATTTTTATCTGGATTTCTACCAAAATAGAGATGATGTCCTTTAAATTACTCATAATTATCCTTTCATTATACTTATATTATAAAACATTATAAAGTTATTGACAAGATAAAGTTTACATAATATAATTAAGTATATATAATATATTAAAGGGGAATGCTATGGATAAGAAGATGGGACGACCTAAGAAAGCAGACACACCGAAGGGTCGTTTTACATTGTACCTTGATGATGACACAGCGAAGATGTTTAACGAGCTGTATGCGTTCAGGGTGATGCGGGGATGTAAAGATTCGAAGTCAGATGTGATATGCGACGCTATAAGGCAGTTGCATGCAACCGAATTTAATAAGCTTAAAGGTGAGAGATGACTATAACTGAAGGACTACAAGAGATAAAAACCTTGATGAAGCGCATCGAGAAGAAGCGTGAGTTTGTTAAGGGATATTTATGGAGGATGAACCAAATTCGAGACCCTCACGAGGCACATGGTGGCTCACAGGAGGTGGTCAGAAAAGAGCGTCAGGCTATAAAGGACTTAGAGGATAACATTGTCGATTTGAGGAGACGCATAGCTGAGGCTAACGCTAAGACTCAGGTCACTGTTAGTGGTATCACTAAGACTATAGCTGATTGGATAATCTGGCGTAGAGAGATAGCGTCTCCTAGGAAGAGATTCTTAGAAGCTATGTACTCTCGCATACAAAGTGCTCGTGAGCAGGCTACTCAGAAAGGTATACAGATCGTTAATTCTGAGCTCCAAGCTGGGGGCGGGGACCTTATAATTAACGTTAATGAGAAGGATTTAGCCTTCGAGATAGAGAAGACTGAGGATATATTGTCCACCCTTGATGGACAGTTATCCATGAAGAATGCGACCATAAGTATATAACAATACGCAGTCCGTGACGTTTTGTCACGGTTTGAAATTTACCTTGTACGGCGAAGAGAGAGAATTGTTTGATAAGCATGATTAGCTCAGTTGGGTAGAGCACAAGCCTTAAACGCTTGATGTCATAGGTTCGATTCCTATATCATGAATGGCCTGTTAAGCCATACCATATTGGATGGTACCAGCTTGAAAGTTTAAAGCTTAAAGATTAAAGATCAAATCGATTAAATCTTAGAGCTCAAACGTTAAAGGTCATATAAAACCACCGTGTTGGTGATATCAGCAGAGATGCTGGTAACATATGCAAACAGATATGTTCCCTGCCAGGTGGCTGCTTTGCAAGGTAATTAAAAAGAAAGGATTGTATGGAGAGAAATGAACTTTTCGATTTAATGATTAAGAACATATTCAATGAGTATACTTCATTCGTATCCGCACGATTTAAAGACCAATTAAAACCAGTTTCAGGTACATTAGAGAGCCAACCAGAGGTGAAGATGGCCTTCTTATCAGGTGAGGACCTTGCAAAACTATCACGGGTTGAACAACAGGCATTCTATATGGTTTCAGTATATATGGTTGGTATATTGGAGCCGTTTGAGGAGTATTTGCAGGAATATCATCAAGGTGCTCATACCGCATTTGAGTCTATAGCAGCAATGGTTAATGGGGTATACGAGGCGAATAAAGATACAGGAGAAGCTGTATGTTAAATGAGACAGCCGAAGCAGCCCAAAAGGTAGCTGAGGCGGCTAAAAGCGACCTCGCATCTGTTGCTGGTAAAATGGCTACAAGTGCGACCTCTCAGATAGCAGACGCAGCAGGGTCATTAGCAAATGCAGGCTCTAAATGGGCCTATGTGTGGATGGTACAACGTATATTTGATAGCATTCTAACCACACTTTTGCTGGGCGTCATAGTAATAGGTGTTATATATGTGATCATGTTCTTTATGCGGCGCTTTATAACAATGTTCCGTGAAACTATGAAGTCAACAGAGTTTGTAAGCCGCGTAGCACGCAATATAAAAAGCCAAATAGCTATAGATAATACGACGCTTATAGAGGATGTGGGGCGCCACAAAGACGATATTCATGAGAAAGTAGTAATGCTTACTAACAAAGTCAAGCATTTCGCAGAAATCCAGTCTAAATACGAATTTGAACCATTAAAGAAGCAACTACAGGACGTTCTAGACGAATATAGAGCGGCTCTAAAAACATATGAGAGCAGACTAGCAAGGCTAGAGCTGGAAGTAATGAGAATAAGAGAATCTAAATCAAAGGAGTGATATGGAAGGTGAGAGAATCCAGTGGGATGGTCAGTATATCCAGGAAAAGGAACTATTTAACGCAGTATGTTTCGCTAATCAGCTCTATCAGGCTGATGGTAAAACAATGGAAGAGGCGCTTAAAATTGCCTGTGCGCACTATAAGATGCCAACTTCCAAGGTAGCGTTAGAATTAATGGTCGATAGGTTTATCAAGAAGAACAGTTAGGAGAGAGTATGAACAAGTTATTTGACAAGCAGCTGGTCTATAGCCTTGCAGCAGAGAAGGAATTTGCCAAAGTATTAGAGGCTATGAGGTTTTCAGCTATTCGAGTCAAGAAGTCACCCAAAGATAAATCAGTTGGAGGAGCTGCATACGAGATACGCGGGGAAGAATATAGCGCTCCAGATATGATTATATTCAAATCACCAGTCTGTAAGTTTTTAGAAGTTAAGCACATGCCAATGTGCAATTATTACCCTAGTCATCATCAATGGCGTGTAGAGATGAATTATGATCAGTATGTAAAATACTGTAAGTTTGATGAGAATTCACGTCTTAAAGTGATGATTGGTTACTGTGTTGATGGCGGCCTTAATGAGGAGCATAATGTACCATCACCAAGTGGTAAATTTATTCAAGCGTTATCAGTTCTCAGAGATTATGAGGATGACGCTGAAGTTTGTGATATTAACCCTCCTCTTCAAAAGAGTAAGGACGGTCAGATAGCCATCACTAATGAAGGCAATGTAATAGAGATATCCACTGAAGAGAAGAAGAAGAGGCGCATCTTCTGGAATATAGATCTGTTCGAAGATTTATATGAGTGGGGGACGCCAAAGGTCAAAGCACGATAAATTCTTGTACTCAGTCATTCAGCATTCTACACTAGAGATGTTAAGCGGTGAGGTGGTTTCTTAAGTTTTTCTTCCACCTCCCTACCAATATAACTAGGAAGGAAAGAAGAATGGCTTTATTCCCACAGATCGGCCCCCAGTACTACAGTACAAAGGACAGGGGAATCTTGAACCGAATGGAAGCTTTCTATAGTGAAGCAATCTCCATAAATCAGGCATTTTGGTCGGAGGCCGATACAGATACGAGGTTTGAAGCAGGGGATCAAACCCTGTGGAATGATATATACGGCAATCTGCCGTTGTTTAGTCGTAAACAGTTTAACTTTAACCGTATCAGACGTGTGAAGAACATGGTTAGCGGTCATCAACGTAGGAATAGAAAATCTACCGTTGTAGTACCAGTTGACAATGGAGATGAGCACACGGCAGATCAGTTCAGTAAGATCATGATGTGGATCAACCAACAGGAGGGAGTCTTAGAAACTGTATCTGATGCATTTGAAGGTGCTCTGATCACTGGAATGAACTTACTCCAGGTATGGTGCGACTATAGATCTGACCCCGTTTCAGGGAATATAAAAGTAAATAATTGTAGTTATAATAGCTTCCTTATAGATCCATTCTTCCGTAAACATGATCTCTCAGATTGTCGAGGCCTCTGGAAGAGGTCGTTTCTTACTAAAACTGAATGCATATCACTCCTTCCTGATAACAAAGAAGAGATTGCGGGCCTATCTGGCAATGATACACGAGATAACAAGTTCCAGTTTATGCCTGAAAACTATAATTATGGACCTAAAAACCTTCTAACTTATGACGAGTTTTATTATAGCGATTATCGCCCACAGAAGATGCTAGTTGATAGTCAAACTGGTGAAACAATGGAGTGGAAAGGTAATGAAGATACATCGCTTAGAGAGTTTCTACGTATATATCCGCAAGTAACAGTCATTGAGCAGGAAGTACCTACAGTAAATGTAGCAATCGTGGTACAAGGCAAAGTAATGTACGATGGGCCAAATCCCCTAGGAATAGACTGTTATCCTTTTGTGCCGGTATTAGCGTACTACTCGCCCGAAATACCATATTTCCCACTTAGGGTACAAGGTATGGTGAGAGGACTCAGAGATGCACAATATCTATATAACCGCAGAAAAGCTATTGAACTGGATATATTCGAAAGTCAGATCAATTCAGGGTGGAAATATAAAGAGAATGCCCTGGTTAACCCGAAGGATGTGTTTCTTTCTGGCCAGGGCAGAGGTTTGGCTCTTAAAGAAGAAGCATTAATGACAGACGTTGAGAAGATTCCAGCAGCAGCTATAGACCAATCAGTATTCCAATTGTCAGAAAGTTTAGGCAAAGAACCTGAAATAATTTCAGGTGTAAACGAAGAATTGTTAGGCTCCGCTATCGACGACAAAGCAGGTATATTATCTATGTTGCGTCAAGGCGCTGGCCTAACAACCCTCCAGTCTTTATTTGACCAGCTTGATAGATCGCAGAAATTACTTGGAAGAATAATATTGAAGATAGTACAGACAAGCTTCACACCAGGAAAGGTGCAGCGCATTATTGAAGAACAACCCTCCCCCCAGTTCTACAATAAAGCGTTTGGCACCTATGACGCGGCAATAGAAGAAGGGCTTAATACAACTACACAGAAGCAGATGCAGTTTGCGCAGCTGTTGCAGCTACGTGAAGCTGGGCTCGAGATTCCAGATGATGTACTTCTCAAATCATCCACCTTACAGAACAAGAATGAGTTGGTTGAAGCAGTACAGCAAGCAGCACAACAAAGAGCACAGATGGAGCAAATGCAGCTTGATGTGCAGATGCGTGAAACAGAAGCACAGATTAAGCTTGCAGAGGCTAGAGCGGTTGCAGATAAAGGTCTTGGGCTTGAAAGAGCAAGCCGTGTTGAAGAGAATCAAGCATTCGCTACAGAGCGTTATGCAGAGGCTCAGAAAGATAACGCGATTGCAGATCTCAATATCGTTAGAGCAGTTAAGGAAATTGAAGAAGTGGATCTTTCACAACTTGAGAAGCTCATCACACTTTCACAGGTGGTTGCTAATGAGAACATAAAGGATGAGAGAAAGCATGAAGATGCGAAGAAAGGCACACTAGCTGAGGCTGCAAAGATGGCTACTGGAGCGGTTTCTGAATCGACTCCTAGGTCAGCTGCACGGTAGTTGTAATTTATAAAGTATTAATGTTATGATTACAGTTAGAGGACAACTATAATCTAGAAGAAAGGCAATGTATGAGAAAATTAAGAATAGCAGTATTAGCTCTCTCTTTGAGCGCTGCAACAGTAGTAGCAATGGAGACAACTCCTACAAGAGGACGATTGAGCACATGTTATCATAACACTTGTAACAGATTAGGCAGACATAAAGGTAAGGTTGGTCTAGCTGTGGGTGCTATCGGAACTGGGGTTGTGTATAAAATATTCCACAAAGAGTTTGATAATTACGTTAAACCATTGATTAAGAGCGTATGGAAGAAGACCACTGGTTGGATCAGGAGAATCTTTCGTAGCGAGAAGAAAAGCTAATGAAGACCTCTATTGGTTAGAGGTTTATAACCTTGCTCAGAGGACGCATGTCTGACGGGCAGTTTCCAAGGAGAAGAGATGGCAAAGAAGAGATACTATAGCGGCGACTACGCTGGTGTAGATCAAAGACGTGCTATGGAAGAAAGGGATTCTAACATGATCCCTGGATCCAGAGGCATTGCAATGATGCCTCAACAGTTGGTATACAGAGAATATCCAAAGACAGTCTATAATGGCTTTGAAGGATTGAATGATACCATGAAGGGTATAGATGTTCAAATGAGAGACGATCTTAAACAGAAGAAGAAAGATCGTTATCCAGAGAAATTCTAAGGAGTTATTATGCCTGTCATGCCACGAATCAGGGGTAAAGCGAAGGATATAGCATATAAGATACTAGGTATCCCTGCTAATATACGGAATAAAACTAAAAACAGTGATAGTAAGGTTAAAGAGAAGCTCGACTCTGAGTACACGAGACTTGTCAGGTGAGAATTATCCTTATATTTGATTGGTTAGAGGGGCTTCGGCCCCTCTTTTGTTAGGAGAATCATGGCTAAGGTTAAGATAAAAGCCCCTAAAAAGGGTAAGAAGAAGAAGGTCTTCAAAAAGAAGGTAGCAACTGTAATGCGTGAGGCTAAGAAAGGTGAGCTCAACATAGGCAAGAGCGATAAGAAAGTGAAGAGTCGTAAGCAGGCTATCGCTATAGCCCTTTCAGAGGCGAAGAAAGCGGCTGGAATTAAGAAGCCGAAGAAGGCTAAGCCTAAGAAGAAAGCTAAAAAGAAGAAATGATTCCATGGTAGCTCAATTGGTAGAGCGTCCGACTTTGGCTCGGAAGGTTCTAGGTTCGAATCCTAGCTGTGGATCCATGGCCCTGTCGTCTAGTGGTTAGGACACTGCTCTTTCACGGCAGAAACGGTGGGTTCAATTCCCCCTAGGGTCACCAGAATTAAATAACCCGCAGAGAGCGATGGCTATAGCATCAGTCACATCGTCTCTCTGTGGAGTTTTTATATGAAAGAGCTTCAAAACAACGTTCGCTACCTGTTCCTTGGTAGCCTTCCCATATCCTGTTATTCCTTGCTTCACTTCAGACGGAGAAAATTCTGATAAAATTAAATCTTTTTGACTAGCTATTAAATAGAGAAGGCCTCGTACATACCCTAACTTGAGAAATGTAGAGGCATTCTTGTAAAAAAACGGCGTCTCTAAGGCTAAATGAGTTACTCCGCAAGCAGAGACCTTGTCAAAGATGAACTCATAAATAGCACCGATCTTGTCCACTAAGCACTTCTTCTTATGGACATCTAAACAACCGTATTCAACCAGAAAAGTTTTCTGTTTTTCTTTCTTCAGTATCCCATATCCAGCATACCTGGTACCGGGATCTACTCCCATAATAATCATATATATAGTATAACATGAAGCCGGACAGAAAGCCCGGCTTTTATCATCTGACAACTAGCTTGAGAATCACTGTGGCGATCTTAGAAGCAACAGTAACGAGAACAGTCCCAAAGTTGATACATCTGCTCATGGCAGCTGCTCTCTCTCTGTCCCTCTCGAGACTGAGTTCTCTCTGGCGACTACGACTCCTACTTCTAGCACGCTCTACTGTAAGGAAGTCGCGTCTTTCCATAGCCTGAGACTTATATTGCTTCCTCATCAACTTTCTCCCTCTCGCGCCGTGTACTGGCATCGCTAGTGATATTAGCAGTATGAGTGCAAATGGTCTGTAGTTCATGGAAACCTCCTTCCATTATAGATTGATAAACCGCTTAAGTATTGCCCCCGCTGGTTATCAATTATATTATAGCATAAAATACGTCTGATAACTTTACATAAGGAGAAGAATGGACGAGAAGAAGCCTAAAAACAGGGATCCGGTTGGGAAGATCAGCTTGGATTTGCAGAGTATAGCCCATGAAGCAGATCACACACCAGACGAACAAATGCGAGAGCAGCTCTCAGATTACGAAGATCACATGAAACAATGCATAGAACGATGTAAGAAAACCTTTATAGGTAATTTCTACATAGTAGTGCTCACCAAGAAAGAGCGGCTCATGAAGAATGTGCTTCGTAACTTCTTTATGGGAAGACAGTCATGCCCAACACCAGAATACGATCAGGCTGTCTATAGATATCACAGATTAGAGGACCGAGTAGAGTTTATGTGGGTGGTTCCAGCAAAAGATGTATGTATATGGATGCTGAACAACCCCCTTGAAGTGCCTCCTGAAGATAAGCCGTTATTACAGTTTGTTATGGATTTTAACGATAATACGCTATTCAGGCGCGCCAAGACACTTAATGGAGAGCAGGATGATTCCCCGCTCTTAGTTCAATAGAAAGGATTGTATGGAAACAGAAGAGTTGAATAATACTATACAGGAAACAACTGAGCAAGCTCCTCAAGTAGTGGAGCAAGAAACACCCGTAACAGAGGAGCCGCAACAAGAGGATATACAAGCTAAGAACATACGCGAAATGAGATTAATTAAGGAGAAGGCTGAGAAAGAGAGAGATGAAGCTTATGCCCTCTTACAGAAGATGAAAACTCAAAATGAGCCGAAACCAGCATCCGAGCCGGAACCTGAACCAGATTATGACTTTGGTATAGCTGATGATGACCTCGTTGAAGGAAAGCATCTCGGTAAAATAGCTAAAGAGATGAGGGACCTGAAGAAGGAGTTAAAGAGCTATCAGCAAGCGACGACATCTGCTACAGTAGAGACCAGGTTGAAGCAGAAATATAATGATTTCGATAATGTTGTAAGTAAAGAGAATGTGGAAGCTCTGGTTAGAGATTATCCTGAATTGGGAAATACACTTAGAAGTAATACGGATTTGTATAGCCAAGCTGTTACAGCGTATACGATGATTAAGCAGATGGGTATATATAGAGAGGATAAGTTTGCTGGAGATAGGGCTAAAGCTGAAGAGAATGCAGGCAAGCCACGACCACTCGCAAGTATGTCTCCTCAACAAGGAGATGGAGCGCTATCTAAAGCGAACGCGTTTGCAGGAGGTTTAACGAAAGAACTCAAAGAACAGTTAATTAAAGAGATGAATGACGCGCGATCAAGAATGTAAGATATTGGTCCTTTCTTGTTTTGTTTTTTCATATCTCCAACCCCTGGTTTTGGTTGCTCCAGGGGTTTTTATTGTTTTCTCTAATTCAGGGTTGTAATATGTAAATGGCTGTACGGGCATCGCCAACCCAGAGCTGTACGGGTATCGCTCACCCATTTATAGGCTGTAGGGAATCGCCTCCCCAAGTAATGTAGTTTTATTAAAAATTAGGTAAGGGGAAATTATGCCTATTACAACGACTGGGCTGTTGCCAGCCCCGGTACAGCAAAGCTTTAGCTATAAGCTATTGTCTGTGCCTGTCCCATCAATGATCCACAAAATCCCTGCTATGAAGAAGAGAATGCCAGCTAAAGGCGGTACAACTCTACGTATGAGGAGATATAATCCTCTCAATACAGCGATTGTGCCTCTTGGTAACGGTGGCATTGAGCCTCCTTCACAGGTACTTACTGCTGTGGATATTGATGCAAGAATAGATTTCTATGGAACATACGTTCAAATTAACGAACAAGTCACACTCCAATCACAAGATCCGGTATTGAACGAAGCAGCAGCTAGACTTGGTGTGTCCTTGCGTCAAACAGAAGACGAGCTTACACGTAACATGTTGTTTGCAACAGCAGGTTTCATTAACTGTGTGGGCGGCGTGAACGGTGACAACCCTACGGAAATCACCATCTTCGACGTCAATGAAGTTGTTAGAACTCTTCTCTCCAACGATGCTTATACAATTATGGATAACATTGAAGGTGAAGATAAGTTCGGTACAGCTCCTGTCAGAGACGCATACTTCGCACTTTGTTCGACACAACTCACCGGTGACCTTGATGCAACGGCTGGTTTCACGCATAAGAATGCATATCCAGCTCCAATGAATGCATTGAGATCAGAGTGGGGTACAATTGGTAACCTTAGGTTCCTTGTATCTTCTATCGGTGATATTACTGCAAATGCATCTAACCTCGGAAATGATGTTTACAGCATCTTCTGCGTAGGTATGGAAGCATACGCATGTATCGAGCAAGATCAATACAGTGCATCCTTCATTTATAGGCCTCCTATATATGACGGTCCATTGGCGCTTAACTGTTCGGTTGGTTATAAATTTGCGGAAGTTCCAAGGATTACTAATGATCTTTGGGTTATTAACTTGCGTGCAACCCGCGCTTAATGGAAAGGAATAATTATGGCTGGATACACTGAAATTTTCCAAGGAAGGTTTACTTCCGCGGGAGTTAGAACTCAAATAGACTTCGTTTCCGACATTGATTGGATGGAAGTAATTAATGGAACAGTAGCAGCAGCTGGTGGTGCTGATACAGGGGTTAAATTCCTCTGGCAGCGTGGATTTGCAGATGATTCTGGATTCATATATACCAAGCTTGCAGCTGATGATTCCATTACATTAGGCGTTATGGCTAATGGTGGCTTTACACGTAGAGAGACAGTTGGTAACCCAGATGGTGCAATTAATGCTACCTTGACGGGTATTACTAACGCTGCCCCTCCTATCGTAACCTGTACAAATACAGCAGGTTTGGTAGCAGGTGACACAGTTAGGTTTGTCAATGTTCCTGGTGCACAGCAATTTGGTGGTATTGAATTTACAATTGATACCATTGTTGCAAACACAAGTTTCAGACTTGTGTTTGGACCTCAAATTGTAGCAACAGGTGCAGTTGTAGGATCATTCTATCCTGTAAGATGGGCACCTAACTACTATCCACGTCGTCGAACCATCACGTCTATCACTCAAGCAGCTAATGCAGTTATTGTAACAACTGTATTCCACGGCTTGACTGTAGGACAACGAATCAGACTTAAAGTGCCTGCAGAGTTTGGCATGGTAGAAGCTGATGAAGTAGAAGGAACAATCACCGCAATTAATGCAGCAACTAACACAATGACAACTGACATTAATACAGCTGCAATGACTGCGTTTGCATGGCCTCTCACAGCAGCAGTACCATTCACACATGCAGAAGTTATACCTATCGGTGAAACTTCAGGTACAGCAGGTGCGATCACCCTAGATGATGCAACTACCAATACCGCAACAAGAGCGATGTTGCTTGCAGCTGGCGTTAACAGCCCTGCAGGAGCATTAAATGATATCATCTACTGGAGAGCAGGTCGTTCGTTTAGCGTGAATAACGTATAAGAATAGACATTAACGGGGGCCGTATGGCCCCCACTTAGAAAAGAGGATTTTATGGTAAGTAAAACAACAGATATGAAGAAGAAAGCCAAAGAGAGTTTAAAGTATCAACGCGACAAAGATAGGCAGATGGTTAAAGGGATATTCCGTTTTTATGAGGTTCCCGGAGGCCAGATGAGCTTCAACTTTAGGAAATATAAGGAAGATCCTGTGGAGCGTTATGATATGGTAGATGGACAAATTTATACTATCCCACTTGGAGTAGCAAAGCACTTAACTCAGAACGGTAGTTATCCTGTCCACAAATACCTAAAAGATGAGAATGGTAGTGTTTCTATGAGAGTAGGGCAGAAGGTGAATAGGTTCGGCTTTGAGAGCTTAGAATTTATGGACATTGATGATCTACCAAATCAGACAAGTGAGATAGTAACCGTAGATGAAGTAAAAGACGATAAGATATTTAAGAAAACTAAGTAGGAAGGTAAATGGCGAGATTTCATGCTGTAGAAAACCCAACATTCCAACGAGCAATGAGATTAATATCTGCCATAACAAATGCGAATCCAGCTCAGATAACGACAACCTTTGATCACGACTACGAAACTGGTGATATTGTGCGGCTTCACGTTCCAAGGTGGTTTGGGATGAGACGAGCAGATAAGCAAGTTGGGACAATAACTGTTACAGGAACAGACACATTTACTATTGATATAGACACAACGCAATTTAATGCATTCTCTATTCCTGCACCAGTTCCGTGGTATGTGGATAGTTATCCATCAGTAACGCCTGTAGGCGAGATAGCGGCTAATTTGGGGGGTGCTACGCAAAACGTTTTACCCTACTAATTGGAGCTGTTACTATTGTTGTGTGGTAATGTTGAATAATTAAAGTTAGGAAAAGTAATGGCATCTAACTTAGAGGCAATTCGCGCTAAGGTGCGGAGGTTAACCAGGAGTCCAGCAGAGGCTCAACTCCCTGTAGCTGATATTGATGAGTATGTGAATACATTCGTTCTGTATGATTTACCTGAAAGTTTAAGATTATTCACTCTAAGAGAAAATTTCACCTTCTATGCACAGCCTTATGTGGGAGCATATGCAACAAATGAGACCAATGCAGATGACCCGCTCTATAACATGAAGAACATATATACCACATTTCATGAACCAGCTTACTGTGACGGATATAAGATGTACTTCTCACAATCTCAAGAGGAGTTTAGAAATGTATATCCTGAGCCGCTTACCATCACGCGTGTAGGAGGAGGTGATGGTGTGACAGTTGCCTTTGGTGGTACATTAGCCAATATACCTATAGTTCCAGGAAGTATTTTAGTGGAATCTATAGCTGCTGATGAGTCACCCATGTCGCTATTTGACCAGCAAATTTTAGATCCAGTAACCGGAATTCCATCAGATTTGGGTAATCTTATAGAGACAAATTCACCAAATCCTGTTGGTGTAATTAGTTATATAACTGGTGAATATAATTTCACATTTACCACAGCCCCTGGTGACGGAGAAGATGTAAATATACATTTAAGATCATTCCAACCCTCTAGACCAACATCAATATTCTACTTTAATAACACACTCCATTTGAGGCCTATACCAGATCAACCATATAAAATTACTATAGAGGCATATAAAAGACCTACACAACTCCTTGTAGGCGAATCTCCAGAGCTCGAACAGTGGTGGCAGTATATCGCATACGGTGCTGCTATAAAGGTCTTCCAAGATAGAACGGATGAGGAGGGAGTTAGGATGTTGATGCCAGAATTTAAAAATCAGGAACGTCTAGTTCTTAGAAGAACTATTGTTCAACAAACAAATGAACGCGTTTCTACCATTTATACAGAACAGATTGGAACACGAGGTGTGCCAGGCTGGTGGAACCGTTAAATAGGAGAATAATATGCCTTATCAAGAGAATATTCCTCAACCAACTGACATAATGAGCACCTCACAGAATGATATTTTAGTCAACTTTCAGACAATACATACAGCTTGGGATATTAATCACGTGCCATTTGATGCTGTTGGACAGGGTAAGCATAATCATGTGTCATTTCCAGAGCAAGCTGCAGGACCAGCAACACTGGTTAATGAACGTGCTATATATGCAAAACAATCTGCACTAACAGCCGTAGCAGAGTTGTTTACTAGAAAAGAGAATAGTGGTGATGAAATAGAATTTACGGCCAGCTTGGATGCTACACCAGGATGGACAATCCTTCCATCAGGAATAATATTAAAATGGGGCGTCGCAGCTGCAAACGGCGCAACAGCTGTAGCACTACCCGCTGCAGGAACTATACCTGTATACACAACTATATTTTCAGTTCAATTAACTATAGTTGATAATGCAGCCGCTGATGCCGATGAAGCAGTACGAGTGGTAAGCTTTGCTGCTCCAGGAACAATTAATGTGTGGGGATCTCCTAGAACCACTGCTGGTACAAAAGCAGTTAACTTTGAGTATTTAGTAATAGGAGTGTAGATGGCTTTTGATAAATTTCTGATCGCACCCATTGAAGATGGTTTGCGAAGGGATGTAAAACCATGGCTCATACCCGATGATGCATTTGAAGAGCTTAATAATGCTTATATATTTCGAGGAAGACTTGAGAAGCGTATAGGTGCAAGAGAAGCAGCTCCATTTGCAACAGAGCCAGAATTAGCAACTAGATTAAGAATGATCGTTGGTACTACAGATGGTGCAGGAACTCTGGCCGGCGTAGTCCCTATGGGTGCAGCAGGAATTGGAGCCAAAGGTCAAATGTTTTCTATAGGTGCCGAAACGTTTACTGTGAATGATGATACACCTGGTGTTCAGAATATGCTTACTACAAGTGCTACAGCAACAGTACATACGTTTAATGTAACCACTGGAGCTTATGATATTCAGACATCACTTGCAGCAACAGATGTTTACTGGTACCCAGCGCTTCCCGTTATGGGATTCGCTCAATATGAGAGGTCAGAAATTAACGATGAGCATACGTATGCTTGGGATACAACATTCTCCTATAGGTTATTAGTTACTGGTTGGACCAGGATAGGAGCCAGCGCTGCTGCTCCTAATCCTGATATTTGGACGGGTGATGATGCCGACTTTTTCTGGAGTGAAAATTATAGAGGTTTAAACGATTATTCATACCTTCTCTTTACTACTAATTACACAAATGACGGCGTGCGATATTATGACGGCGCCAACTGGACACTTTTTCAGCCACAATATGCAGCTAATGCTAATGAGATTATATTGGGATGCAGATTAATAGTATCGTTTCAGAATAGGCTGTTATTCCTGAATACTATAGAGCAGCCAGCTGGAGGTGCTCCTGCGGCTAATACTATTACCAATAGATGTAGATATTCTCGTATTGGAAGCCCAATAGCTGCAAACTCATGGCGAGAAGATCTAGATGGTGAAGGTAGTTTTATAGATGCCCCTACAAGAGAAGCTATAGTAAGTTGTGCTAAGATTAAGAACAGATTAATCGTGTTCTTTGAGCGTAGTACTTATGAGTTGGTCTACACAGGTAACCAAGTATATCCATTCAGGTGGCAGGAAATTAACTCTACATTGGGATGTGAATCTACGTTCTCAGTAGTTCCATTTGATAAGATAGTATTAGGAGTTGGCCAGACAGGTATTCATGCGTGTACGGGCGCCCATGTCGAACGTATAGACAGTAAAATTCCAGATGAAGTCTTCGAGATCCATAATCATGATGATGGGCCACAGCGTGTAGCTGGAGTAAGAGATTTCTACAACGAGATGGTATACTGGGCTGTTCCTAGAAGTGGTACACTGAATAAGTATCCTAACAGGTTATTAGTGTATAACTATAAGAATGATTCATGGGCTTTCTGGGATGATAGTATTACTGCATTTGGATATCATCAACTTGAAGGTAACATGGCATGGCAGGAGATGGATGAAGCCTGGGAAAATGTCAATGCTCAATGGGATGATGCAAACTTATTCGATAAATTTAATTATGTTATAGCAGGAAACCAGGAAGGTTATACATTCCTAATGGATAGAGGCTCCACTACGAATTCAGTCTCTCTCCAGATCACAGATATTTATGCAAACTTAGCTGGTGACGTAGTTATAGAATCTATAAATCACAATCTCTCTCCTGGAGATTGGGTTAGAATAG